ACGACGACCAATATAGTCGCGGCCGGCTTCACGTCCAACTCGGCCAACACAGTCTTCAATTTTGATACCCTCACAATTCCGTTTGTAAATTCAACAACCTTGAACGTGTCTAGTACGGCCAATCTAGATATTGTGACCCTGACGGGCGAACCGGGCCTCACGACTCTGGCCGCCGTAGGAAATGCCTACGTGTCGAATGCCCTGACGACCACGAACGTCTCTGCGACTACGGCCAACGTGGGGACCCTGAACGTAGCCACAATTTCAAACTTGAATTCACTGGTCCTGACCAACAACCTCACAGCCTCGAACGCCCTGACGACCACGAACGTCTCTGCGACTACGGTCAGTACCACGAACCCAATCCCATTCCGGAATCGGATCATCAACGGAGGGATGACTCTCTGGCAGAGAAACACCGCCTCCATCTCCACGACCGCTTCGCTCTACACCACGGCCGATCGTTGGTGTGGAGCCCTCGGGACGTCCGGGCTTCTTTTGTCCCAGTGGGCCGGCCCGACCGAAAACCTTCAGTTTCCTTATTCCCTCCAGATCACGACATCGACGACGACGACGGGTGTTCCCCTCGTCGAACAACGCATCGAGTACCTTAATATCCCTGATTTCCTGAACGGGACGGCCGTTTCAGTCAGTTTCTGGGCGGGGCAGCCCTACGGAACCCTCATGCCGTTGACTGTCGGTCTGTACTATGCGACGGCCGTGAATAACTTTGGGACCCAGACGCTCGCGGTCGCGGCCACCAAGAACACTCCGACGCTCACGACGGCCAATGCGTACTACACATTGAATTTCACACTGACGACCGCGCTCGCAGCTACAAATGGTCTCAGTCTCAGATTCACGACGGGTAGTGCGTCGGCCATCGGTTCGACCATTTTGCTAACGGGCGTGCAGGTCGAGAAGGGTCTCGTCGCGACGCCCTTTGAGGTTCGTCCGTACTCGGCCGAACTCGCCCTGGCCCAGAGGTACTATTACCAGTTGACGTCACCGACGGCGGCAGTACAGGGGTCGCCGGCCGTCTATGCCATTTTTGGAACCGCGACGGGGATTACGACGACGGCTTTTTGGTTGCCCTTACAATTTCCCGTCCCGATGCGCACACCAAACTACGCCATGTCTAATTCGGTCGTGACTAACTTCCAGCTTTTACCGACCGGAACGACTACGATCACGAACGTCGGCGTTCAATCCGACTCATACACAACCACAGGCGCGACCCTCAATTTCGTCGGTACGAACATAGTCCCAACAGCTTCATATATTTTCAGAACCAATAATCTCACAGGGAGTACCGTGGCCTTTTTCGGATTTTCGTGCGAACTATAAAAAGTTCTCTAGGAGCGCCCTGTCTGTATCCGAAAGTGCCGTCGTAAACATGAAAGCTCCATATAACTCACCATTCATTGCTGCATCAAAATTAGTTTTTCCAATCATTTGAATTGAAGACGCCGTCTGGGCCCATCCACTCGACGCCGTCGCATCGGCTAGAGTTCCATTCACGTAGAGTGAACGATTCGTGCCGTCCCATTTGTAGCTCACGCGATTTCCGGTCGCAAGAACTCCTTTATTATTAACATCATTTCCATACCAATATTGAGTATATGTTGACCCGGTGCCTTTTTTGAAGTTGTTCACGAGGTTTCCATATGGACCTGCCGCATTTTGAGTTGCACAGAATAGACCCGATCCAACAAACTGTCCGTGTCTAAAAACTACGGTGTAATTTTTACTACTCTGAAACGGCACAGGACCAGTTGTTCCAGCCGACACGTCAAAGTATGCACTCGGTTTCAAGTCAATAAAATTATTCACTAAATCAATTTTAGGTTGAATTCCAGCACTCGAACACGACATATGATTCCCAGCACCCGACTGGTCGTACCACGTCGTGACGTACCCGGTCGCTCCCCCAAGCCAACTCGCCAATGTTTGTCCGGTGACCGGCACGGTGCGTAGATCGCCGAGCCGGTCGGCGTAAAAGTCTTGTGTGGACGAGACCAGGCTCGAATAACCATAAATTATAAGCTCGGCCGGTCCGAGATCACCCGTTGTTGAACTTGGCGAAATTCTATTTGCGGCCAATCGGAAATACGTGTATCCGGCCGATAATTGAGAGAGTGGAAAATTTACGGTCCCCGATGTGAAGGTATAAGTCGTCTGCGTATCGAGAACAACCCATGACCCAGACGAACCCGTCGTAGACCCGAAAAGTTTCCACGTATAAGGCGCCGTCAGAGTATAACTGGAATGGACGGACACCGAGTATGAAACTGCATTCACTGCACTAGGAATTCTTATTTGGAACCACGCACCGTTATAAGTCGTGCTCGTCGAATCGACCGTAGAATCCGTACCTATATAAGCTCCGGTTCCTACAGTATATTCAGTTCCACTCGTCGTTCCACGCGTTCCAGTGTTCTGATCGAAAACACGGTACGCATCGCTTGTAGCGTTATATGTACTGCACCGGGCTACATATTGACCGTTCGTCACACCATTGAACGTGCCTGTTGCCGTGAATGTGTTTTGGGTGAGTGCCACAGGTGGAACTGTTAGTAGAGTATACTGCGTAACTTGGACGGCTTTGGCACTCGGCCCATTGACCGCCCGGAGACTGAACGCACCGACGGAGGAGGCCGCGGCCGATGTGGATAATTGGGTGAATAGGGGGGTGCCTGTGAGTGACGTCTTCACACTCCCGATTGAGTTGCTAATCACAGACCTCCCAGGCATACCCTGTTGCCTGTAGATAGTCTGGACCTGCGCGGCGGTCAGGGCCGTGTTGTAGATGCGTAGATCGTCGATTGCGCAGTCCGAGCACGAGTATCCGACATAAGTTGGATTGATATTATTGCCTTGTGAACCTATTCGGATACCCGTGATCGTCACACCTGACGCCCCGGTCGAGACGGGTGTTGCACCGACTCCATTTTTATATAAAATAACTGATGTCGAATTGTAGGTCAATGCAACATGATACCATACCCCCGTCGAATTCGTGGAGGTGTTTGACGTGGCGTTCACGAGAGCCTGTGTTCCAGAGAATCCACGTCCTGTATATGTTTGTGTGGAACTCATATAAATTCCTAGCACGTTCGAGAATGCATCATACATACTCACGAACGATCCCGATAGCGTGGTCCAGTTGACCCAACATGCTATGGTGATTCCCGTCGTGTCAATACTAATAGGTCTCGACGCGAGTGACCATAGCACGTATGTATTCGCACCTGCATTTGGCGCCGTCTGTGTGAGCCTAATTGCCTGCTTATATTTTCCAGAAACAAACGTCGGGAGATTTGTGAGTGCCCCGTTCACGGTCGAATATGAAGGCGAAAGACCGGCCATGTAATCAACATTCGAGCTCTGAAAATCCCACGCCAAAGTCGACTGGGTCAACTGAGCCGTCAGGCTCATCTTCTTTTATTGATCTAGATTAGAAAGATGGCCGACGACTCACAGCCCATCAAGTACGTCTACGTTGATTCAACGAGTCGAGACACCACGATTTACCCTCACGGAAATGCCTACACGCTCCATCTGACGGCCCCGCTCCATTCGGTCGTCCAGGTCGATCTGGTCGCGGCCAAGGTCCCTAACACCATCTATAACCTGACGGAAGGGTCCAACGTATTTGTGTTTACAAATTCGAACACGGGCGCAACTTCCAACATCAGCATCCCGCCCGGGTACTATTCGGCCTGCGGACTGACCCAGGCCCTGGTGAACTCGGCCGGGTGCTCGCTCTTCTGCATGGACTTCCTTCAGGATGAGGGCAAGTACCTCTTTTCGTCGAACGTCCAATTCACGATTCAAGGAACCACGAGTGAGATTCGCAAGATGCTCGGCATCGAGTCCGGGACCCACTCGAGCTTCTACTCGTCGACGAGCGCCGTCTACGCGAATGACACGAATTACCAGGGCCGCTGGCTCTACAAGTCGACCAAGATCATAGATCTCTCGACGAATGAATACGTCTTTTTGGATATAGATGAACTTCGTACGACGAGCGTCATCGATGCCAAAAAGCTTATAGGGGGCACGACCGAAGGTGCGACGATCCGGAGCACATTCGGTCAGATCCCACTAGACGTCCCTTCGGGTTCGATCAAGAACTTCAAGGAGACCTCGGACTACAATCAGTTTATCCAATTTACGACGCCAATTCCAAAACTCCAGCGCCTGACGATCCGTTGGATCAATCATCAGGGTCAACTCATTAATTTCCAAAATTACGACAATAATGCGTTTACGTTACGTTTTCATTGCAAGTACATGAAGGTCCCTGAACCGGCCCCGCCACTTCAAGACCTGGAGATCCGCCGAATCGTCGAGGCGATGACGATCGCCATGCCGCCGCCTGCCCCGAAAGAACCTAAGCGGAAGATACCCTGGTGGCTTATCGTTTTGATTCTCGTGGGTGCCATAGTCGCCTACAAGTCCTGGCCGCGTCCACCAGCGCCCGGAGTTGGGCCTGGTGGGCCCGTAAATGGACCCGGGGTGGTCATGCGACCGCCCCCTGGAGGAATTTAGTTAGATGAAACACGTGGAGCCTACGCGCGCGTGACGGCGTACACCGGCTGCTGGGGCTCGGAGATCTTCACGTTGAAGGCCAGGGCCTTGATCACCATGTAGACCACGATGGCCAGCAGGGTCGTGAACAGGGCCGACAGCACGTAGTACTGGCCGCCGTTCTTGCTGACGACAACCACCTGGGAAATCACCCAGCGCACGACGTCCATCCAGGCGATGGCGCTCGCGAAGGAGAAACCCGCCACGACGGAGTTCAGGGACTGGGACTCCAGCTGAAGAGCGATGTTGGTAAGCAGACCGGCCATTTTATTATTGGATGCGAAAAAAAATGAACTCGTTAGGGTCCCATGGCTCGACGAATCTCCTGGACTCCCAGTCGACCGGAGCCAGGTCCCCTGGATGGCTCCACCCATGGACCTCATCATCCTCGGTCTCGTAGTCGAGCTCCTCCTGGAGAATCGTTTTGTAACGGACCTTCGGGGCCGGTTCGTCTTCGTCGGTCCCGTCGTCTTCTACGACGAACAAAGTCCGTCGCATCTATTATTGGTTCATTTTGTCAACGGCCGACTTGAGCGCGGCCTCGGCTGGGCTCTCGGGCTGCCACGAATCCCATGTGTCAAAGCACTCGTTCATTTTGTTCGCCAGATCATCGGCCCCTTCGTACCGGGCCCACTCTGGATCATCGGACTCGCTCTCGGTCTCACTCTCGGACTCTGAATTTTCTTCATAAATTTCAGGGAACAAAGTCCCGATCTGTTTTCCGGTTACGTGCCGGGCTGAAAACATGAGGCCCAACTTCATGTCTTCAGCGACGACCACATCTCGACCACAAGCCTTGGCGTAATGAGCCGCCAATACCGTGGCCGATTCCATGACGGGTAGAAAAATATCAAGAGCCGCATCCATTGTCTGAATTTACAAACTAAATTCGTAGGGTCCTGGAGACGCGGACTTTAGGCCGTCTCGGCGTTCGGGAACTCGATGTTGACCCGACCATTCTCAATTTTCAAAAAGTTATAACTTATGGCAAAGATTCTAATCTCCCGAGAGTCACTACTAGGAGTCAGGTTCAGCTGGAGGATCTGATTCTTAATCATTGACATGTTGACGGCCCCTGTCGGTTCGGGATTTTCGGGGTCCAGACAAAAAGAATACATGTAGAAAAGTCGGTCTGGATTTCTGGAATGAAATTCGAGGGCCTGGATCGTGTTGAGAAATACGGGAGTCCCGACATCGGCCGAGATGCGTTCGGTCGAATTAAAGAACAAAATTAGGTTCACAAGTTGGTCGGTGGTTCCGAAAGAACTCAGGGTGGATGACGTGGCTGTATTAGAGTAGTCATAGCCCCAGGCCGAGTTGTTCTGGATCACAAAGTACATTTCTTTGACCGGATTCGTAAAGTTCATGAGACACTGGATCGCCGATGCGCCGGCCGGGGACCAGAAATGCTGACGCTGGATCTGCTCGAAAGGGTACAGTTGGGGCTTGGACTTGAGAAATCGGACGTGCTCGTCCGAGATGTACGTGTACTCCACATCGAGATAGGCCGTGACCGGACGGGTCCAATTTACACCCTGAAATGTGTCGGTGTCGACCGTGAAGAAGGTCGAGGGCATAAACTGAATCCGGAACCAGATGGGTTCGTCAAAGGCACATACCGGGAGTCCGCTATCGAGACACGAAAACTGGAGCGGGATCGTGTATGACGCCCCAGGGAGGGTATAAGGTGCGCCATCAAGGGTCTTCCCGACGAGGCCCGCGAGGGCCCCCTGCTTTCCGTTCGGCACCTCCAGGTCGAACTTGAGCTCGAGAAATTCACCGTATATGCGTTGGATCAAAAGGTTCCCAATGTACAGTTCGACAAAGTCGATCATGAGGGTCCCGACCGAATCAAGGACCGATGCTTCGGCCCCGTTCCCCTGACGGATATCGGGCCACTCGACTTTCAGATACATATCAGTGATGAGATCACCCGACTTGGGGATCAGGATGATGTTTTCCTGACCGAAATTCACGTAGCCATTCTCAAACTGGACTCGGTCGAGCCGACTCGCGTACTGGGTCTGACCCGTGTATTTTTCTATAAAATACGTCACTTCTGGATCGGCCGAGAGGGCCAGGTCCTCTTGGCCCAAAAAGGCGAGCGAGGCTCGTCCGGCCATTCCTAATACAGACGGGCAATTATTTTAGGAGAACATGACGCCCGCGAGACCGTTCTCGATCCGGAGCACGTTATAGTTGATGGCGACGATTCGGAACTGCTTTGCCTGATAATAGGCCGAAGTATTCAGCTCGAGCAGAATCTGCCTGATTCGACTCATATTCACTTGACCGAAGGGTTTGCCAGTACCGGTCGTGGTCGTGAAAGGGTACATGTAGAATCCGCGGGTCGGGTAATTGATATAGTGAACGTAGGGCTGAAGCGAGCCCATATAGAGGGCGTCGGTCGTGTCGGGCGTGAAGACCTCGGTCCCGTTGAAGGTCAGACCCATATTCAAAAGACCGTTATTCGTATAGTCATAGTTGGGGTTCCCGTCCGGTTGGATCGCAAAGAACAGCTCACGGACCGGGTGGGCCAATTCTAATTTGAAAATAGCGTTCCGGAAATTTGGAAGCAAATCGAACGTTTGGTACTGACACTGGGTAATGAGGTACTCGAGTCGGTGACTCTTGAACCAGTTAATCTCTGGGTCCGAAAGGTACACGTACTCTACGAGGATTGTGGCTCCGAGTGCTGGGTTCGGGATGACGATCGCCGTCAACTCGTCAAAATTTCTGAACGTGACGTGGACCTCCACGTCCTGACGGTCCAGGGCCACGATCGGTAGTGAGAGTTCGGGTGAGCCGTAGAAATAAAAGGGTAAATTCGTGTAGTAGGTCCGACCCGGGGGGTACACGTTCGACGTGTCGTATTTTCCGGTCAACAGGGTCAGACCCGGTTGGTTCTCGTAGGGCACGTTGAGATCGTTCCACATCTCGATGTATTCACCCGTGAGCGTCTGGATCGTCTGCCCGCCGATCTTGAGCTCGGCCGTCTGGATCGCCCAGGTCCCGACCGAATCGACGTATTTGAATTGGGTCGCCGGGAACGTGTTCGATGCGACCGGATACACGCTAATAAAGGTATTCGAAAGGATACTTTGGGACGTGGTGACGTTCGAAGTGAATGAGATTGATATTTCTGGATTCGCGAGGTCAGTCACGGTCGTTGGGACCGTGAACGTGTACGGGGGCAAGAGGCCCAGACCGACCGGGTACGTGGTCTCTCCAAAGGTGACACTCGTGATCGGGTACTGACTACACATGACCGCGGTCATCATATAGGCCCCAGTGTTAGAAACCTGGATGGTTCCCTGGGGCGTGACTGACATAATTGTGGAATTACTGGTCGATGTGAAATTTGAAGTTAAATTCATGGTCCCGTTGAGGGGCATGGATCCGACCGAAGGATTGAAGAGGATCCCGTTATAGGGCAGGACGGTCCCAGAGGGCAAGTCTGACTGGACGCCGTATTGATGGATCGCGAAGAATGTATTGGCCGCGAGGGACGTCGAGGTCGACGTGACGGTCGCGACGTTGATGGCGTACTTCTGGGTCGTGTCGGTGACGGTCAGAGGCATGGAGAATGTGAAGGTCGGGTCGCGACCCTGAAGGCTCATGTCGTACGTGTACACTGTCGTTCCGGACGTGACGTTGCTAACCGAGACGTTAGCCACGTACTGGCCCGGGGGTGGATTATCCAGAGTCACCGTACCGGTCACGATATACATGCCCGTCAAAAGGAACGTGAATGTCGAATCGGGCGCAATCTGAAGGTACTGACCGCTTCGGGTCGGCGTGACCCCGTAGAAATTTACTCTCGAATTCTGAGTCGGCAGGGCCAGTGAAGAGTTCAGGACCAGACCCTCCTCGAGTGGACTGAAGGAGACCCATGAGTTCGCCGAGAGTTGGGTCGCGCCCGAAGCGGTCGTAATGTAGAAATAGTACAGATTGGCACTCTTGGCGTTTATCGGAAGCATGATCGGCATGGAAGGGTCCGGGGACACGCGGCACGTGTAGGTCGCCTCGAAGTTGGGACTGGTCGGTTGGTTACCTGGCAGCACCGTGTCCGAACCATACGACAGGGTCGCGACCGATCCAGCGTCCAGGGTCAATACGGCCCTCATGAGGTACCAGCCCGTGCCGCCGAATTGGACCCGACCTCCGGTCGTGACGTTGAAAGCCGTAGTCGTAGGGAAATAGTTGGTCCATTTACCACTATTTGTAATAGAGGCGAAATTCAGATATGTACCGTTCTGGGCCGTCGAAAGGGTCTGAACGTCAAAGGACCTCAAGAAAAGGCCCGTTTTAGGATTGACGATACCGGCCAGCTGGAGCCAACCGGCCTGTTCGAGGGTAAAGTCCGATGAGCGCGTCACGGTCGAAACGTAGTTCGGGGTCGTGTTCGATATGGAATTTGAACTTAAATTCGAGGACGATCCGACCGTGTACAAGAGGTTCGCGTTGTGGACCGTCCCGAGCTTCGGGTCCAGACCCCAAAACACGCCAAAAGTCGAGTCGACCTCGACGTTGGCACAGTTCGAAAAGACGAATTTGTTAGAGACCGAATCATATGATATGTAGTTTGACATGGGCTGGACCAGCCAAGACACACTATTGAGTGTGCTATAGTACGACACGTTACCGGACAGGGGTGCGACGTTCGAGTACCCGTTAATGAGGATCCGGGGAAGGTAAGTCGTAGTCGAGGGTTGGGGCCAGGTCCAATAATTACCTGGGTTCGTAAGGGCCGGCAGGTCCATCTTGAGTGTCAGACCTCTGATTAGATCCCCTTTAGGTGGGATCCGGCATATATTATTTGATCCATAAAGGACCTGTTGTCCCAGGAATGGAATGTCATAGGCCTCGAGGACGAAAGGCGTGTGGCGCTTGTAAACGCCCGAAAAGTACGTCACTTGGGGCGTTCCTGTGAGATATGCGTCCTGTTGACCAATTGCGGCCAGCTGGATATAACCAGCCGACATCTCTAGTAAAGGAAAACATTGTTTTCGGCCAGGGCTCCGCGCGCCTCAGCAGCCCCCCTATTTTGTTATAAAATTGTAGATGGCACTACAGTTGCGAAAATTCGACCCGACTCGAATGGGCGACGACAAGGTCTGCGTCTTCATCGGAAAGCGTGGGACCGGTAAATCTACCCTTGTTACGGACATTCTCTGGCACAAGAAACACTTGCCGGCGGGCATAGCCATGTCCGGAACGGAGGAGGGAAATGGGTACTATAAGCAATTCATTCCGGACTTGTTCGTTTTTGGGGACTATAACCGTGATGCCATAGAAAAACTCATAGAACGCCAAAAGAAGCTCTTGGCCGTGGGTCGTTGCTCGCCCGTGTTTATCCTTATGGACGACTGTATGTATGATCGGGCCTTTATGAGAGACACGGCGATCCGTCAGCTCTTTATGAACGGGCGCCACTGGAAAATCTTCTTCATGATGACGACCCAGTACTGTATGGACATGACGCCCATGATCCGCACGAACGTCGACTACGTGTTCGTGCTCCGTGACAACGTGCGCCAGAACCGCGAGAACCTTTACAAGGCTTTCTTCGGGGTCTTTCCTTCATTCGATACCTTTTGTCAGGTTATGGATTCTTGTACTGAAAATTACGAGTGTCTGGTCCTCGATAACACTTCGAAATCGAATCGGATCCAGGACTGTATTTTCTGGTACAAGGCTCCTATCCGGCGCAACTTCCGGGTCGGCGGCCCGGCATTCTGGCAGCATCATCAGCGTCATTATAACCCCCGGGCCGCGGCCCAACCCGTCGTAGGCGAGCCCAAGCGCAAGGGTGGGGTCGTGGTTGTTAAAAAGGCGCGCTGAGTTTTCAGCGTTCTTTTCGTCCTAAAAACTAATGGTCCTCACGTACGATCCAAGTGCCGATAGCATGTCGACGCCGATCGAGCCTTCGGTGAACGAAGAATTGGCTCTCCAGGCGCTGGCCCGCAAGGACGACAAACAGTCGGCCGTTCCGACGGGTCTTCTGGCGCGCGAGGCGTTAGAGCCCGAAAAAAACCTGGACCAATCTCAAATGGCCGACTTCTCCACACCGATCGAAGAAGTCATGCCCGGTCCGGGACGCATGATCCAGGACGAGGTTATGGGTCCGCCCATGGGTCCTTCCGCGATGATGCAGGGTAACAAGCCGACTCCCCGCGACGGCGGCGAGTCCAAGGGGTCCAAGTCGAAGAACCCCTTCGGCCTGACGGACGATCAGTTCCTGGCGGCCCTGGCGGGTGTGGCCGGTGTGATCGCCTTCTCGAAGCCGGTCCAGGGCAAGTTGAGCACGATGGTGCCCAAGTTCCTCGGGGAGTCGGGTGAGATTTCCACGACCGGCCTGGCCGTGTCGGCCCTGGTCGCGGCGATCATCTTCTATTTCGCCAAGCAGTTTCTGAAGGACCGGGCCTAGGCTCTACGTGTCCTTGATGAGGTCCCCGCAGTAGCGCCGGTCACCGCTCCGGGTATAGAGCCCCCTTTGTATACACAGGTCCTTGAGTTTTTTGAAATTTTCCCAGTAGGTTGAAGAATGGTCGTATTCAGGTACGGACATGTGTGCGAGTTCATGGATCAGCACATAGACCGCCGAATTTACATCGTTTCCATCCAGACAGATGTAAATTTCGTACCCCTTATTCACGTTAGACCCAATGACGCCATCCTTTTTGCCGTGAATTCCGGTAATGATCGCCGGGTCCAAAAGAGGTTTCCACATAGGATCCCCGGACTGTCTGAGAACGTCCAGGATCGCCCAGTACCGCAACTTAAGTTCGGTCAACATCACGGGCTCCTTATCAAATCGGACCACCGCCGCGAGCATCACGAAAAGAACTATCATGACGATGGTCCACATCCCTACATTTACTCCCGAAAAATCTTTCGGAAGACGAATTTTGAGTACAAATCCGAGATGAGTCCGTTGGGTCGAGCGAGCATGGGTTCCCAAACGAGCTTTTCGAATCCGATATTTTTGAGGGCCTCGATGAATATCGTCGAGTCCAGGAGGGGTTCGTCTCGTGGGCCATCCGCATAGAACGGCCCGTCGCCTATCTTCATCATCAGCCGCCGCCCCCCCTGGTAAATGGAGAACTCGTTTCCTAGAGCGTCTTTGTATTGACCGTGCTCGTCGCATATAGCCTCGGCCCGGGCACGCTCTGGTGTGATGCCGATGAGGAGTCCGCCCGGGCGTACCGCCACTCCAATACCCTTAATGGAGTCCTCCCATGCATCAACGATATATTGAAGCGAAAAGTTGTAGCAGACCACATCGTACGGACCAGCGAACG